GACCAGATACGTCCCAGGCACCCGGCATTGCACTATTGTCATCGTGCGTCCTCTCTACAATCTTTGTGTATCCGGCAATTCCGTAATGCTTCATCGTCACGCACTTCATCTACATACCGAAAATCGTTATGTCTCACGATCAGGTGCGCGTTCATCTGTGCGAGTTGGTCGTGCCATATAGGCTCCCCAGCCTCTGTCATCCCTAGACCATCTCGCCCCCAGTTGCAGAGCCGTGTTTCCTTACCACCCGGCCCGTCGAGTAGATGCGGGCAACTCAGTGTCATCGCACGTCCTCCAGTCTCGCTATGATCCGGTTCGCCTCTATCTCTGTCATTATCCCGGCCTCAATCAGTACCCTGATCTCCGCTATAGCCTCTATCATGTCTCCCTCCAGATCGGCGGTAGGTCGCCACCCTATTGTCGGCTGGTACAGCCGTTGAGCGGGAGGAGCCATCTCCTCCCGCCGGACGGCGGTGCTAGCATTGTGTTTGCCATCTCGTGGCCCCGGCCTCTCAGCCGTCTAGTCCCGCACATGGGAAGGGAGGGTCGTCTATTGCTATTCCGCAATAGCCATATTGGGTCACAGATCGTTCGGAATGGTGAAAGTTCCACCCTCGACCGACGTCTGTACATTTCCACATCATCCTCCCGATACCTCTCACATATCCCCATCGCAACTGACCGACAATACATTCTGGACAGTTCATCGTTGTCTCCCTCTCCTTGTTAGGTTTCGGCGGGTTACTATCCCGCTCTCGTTCGGGCCGGATAAGTTTCCGGCGACCTTGGTTTTTCGTCTCCCCGTCTGGTATCCACTCGCGTTGGTTCGGTTACTGTCGGTTTCCCGGATTCACCCCGGAGTCTCTCTCTCCGGCTGGCCTTTCAGCCATGTTGCCTGCTTGGGGGTTTGTGGTGCTTGTTGGTGGCCTGCACCCCGCCGTCTTGTGTCTACATAGAGTAGTATACTATAGGACTATACCTTTGTCAACCCCTCATAGACCACATCTAACAACTCGCCTTTACAGGACAAAAAAAGGGGCCGAGGAGCAGGAGGCGAAACCGCTCACTCGGCCCTGTAAGAAGAGAGACCGATCTATATTACAATACGGCGCTCAGCTTGTCGCGATTGTCGTCCTTTATTTTCTTGTCGATACCCCGATCCCAGTGATCGACACAGAGCCTGTCGCCTAGGTCTCCGACTACCCAGCAGCGTAGAACCCGGCACTGGCCCCAGGTGATCGGAGGCATGACGACCGCCCTGGGATGTCTGCCATCGATAGAGTCGCTAATCACGAGACAAACGTGGCCGTTGGGCCGCTACACTCGCGGCACTCTCCAATCAACAGCCTGACCAGTCGCTTGCTCGTCTGCACTTCCTTGATCTCCACCTGTCGAACAGTCTGGCGGACGCGGCAGTGGACGCACCATATCCCCTCCACAGAGGGCTGGAGCCGGGAGCGCACCCACGACACCAGGTTAATCATTGCGCTTGATTGCTGGCCTCTTCACGTTGCCGCCTTCGCCATTTGGCATTGTATTTGATGGTTATGCCAGTCGTCGGAAGCCGCAGCGCAACCAGCAATTGTCGCACCCGCTCACGGGTTACGCCCACCTCCCCGGCTATCTCTGCCAACGTCCACCCTGGATGAGCCGCCCGTAGCTCGGCGACTCTCCTACGGCTCTGTTGACTGTTATGGTGCATCCTAGGCTAGCTCAGTCTTTGTCCTCTAGGATTTTCATCGACAAGCCCACCATTCCGGTCACTGCGCCCGTCGTTACCTCAATATAGGAGAGCCGAAGGGAATAGAGGCTCACCGCGCCGAGGACAATTAGGGCGATTAGTATTTGCGGTCTGATGCGAGTGAATAAGGCCTTCATGCTACCATTCCCCGCTATCAACTTTGCTGTCTATAAACCGTTTACTCATAAAGACCGCCGCCGCTATAACCATCGTTACTGCTAACACCTTCCTCATAATCACCTCCCTACCAATACACTGACGGCCCCGGCCACCACGGCCAGAATAAGCCCCACAACCAGTGCAATAGTTATACGGCCCTGCACCTCTAGCCCCGCTAATCGGGCCTGTATATGTGGCATGTCGTTAGACACTAGCTGATGTACCATCTCCTCGACGCTCTTCATGGCGGGCTAATGCTGACCTCGACGTTATCCCGGATGTCTGCGTTTTTGTAGATTGTGGAGTTCTGAACAACGAACTCCTTCGTCGAGAAGCCATTGCCGGCGCCCACCTCAAGGAATTCCACGTCAATCGTCCCCGCCTTGATGCGACTTAAAATGCAGGCTCCTCCCTTGGTCAGGAGATTAGAAAGCCGCAGCACGTCCACCTTGCCATTGACTCCACTGGTCGGCGCACCGATGCGGATTTGGTCGTAGGTTCCTCCGCTCGTTATCATCGAGTCGGCACGATTCCCGCCTCCGATGGCCCTGGCTCTGGGAGTCCCTGCCACCGGGCTGATGGACTGGCCGTCGGAGGCATTGTATCTGATATTCAAGGTATGGGCCTCGACGTCCGACATGTTAAATGTCGTACATCTCCAGCGGTCGATGATTAAATGCCCCACCTCTAAAAACGTCTCGGTGAATCCTGAGCTTGCAGCCGTCCCGCCCACCATGATGACATTGGTCTGGCCGCTGGGCAGCGTGGAGCCGCTGAAGGCCGAGCCGACGGCTACGTTCTCGATTATCAACTCCCCCACCGCAGTGGTTCCTAATTCCACTTTCAGCGTATTATCAGAATCTGAGTATACTATCGGCACGTCTGCAGGAGCATTATAGACACCATGGTCGCCTTTGCTAAAACTCGGCTCGGACAGCAGGGTCGCCTCCACAACCACCCCACCCCCAACCGTACTGCCGGCCACCAGTAACCCGATGGCAGCTTGAGGATTTAGTCCGCAGGCTCGTAGCCCGCTGTATGGTAGCTTCAACGCGGTGAATAATGCCCGCCATTTTTTGCTCTCACTGTTGGCGTATTCGATCTTGGCGAAGACCCAATCCCGCCGTCTGCCCATCGCACGATAAAACGCCAGCGGAGACGCCTTCAGGAGACGGCCCTGAGCGCATAGCCAATGCCAGACGATCAACAACAAATTATCTGCCAATTAATACCCCCATCAGACCCAATAGTATTGCCATTCCTGACAGAAGGAACACCAGACCTACCCAGATGGTGGTCTGTAGCGCTGTCTGCCGCCTCCGCAACTCCTTCAACTCCGGTAGAATTTGGAGCGCAAGAATCTGCCTCAACTGGTCATGCCGCTCCCTCTCCATGACGCGCCTAGTAGGTCACTGGCGAGAACCGGGCGAGGAAATCAAACATCAGGCTCCGACCTCTCTAGCGAAAAGCACAGCCCGTGGATTGTATCCCTCAGACCCACTTGTCCGCTGTATGGTAATAAATACTGTATACGTTGCTATGCTGGCCGGAGTAATTATTGCTGCGGTGCCAGAAGCTGGGAGGATTAGACCGCCGGTGGTGGAACCATCGACCCCACTGATTGTGACAGTTGATATAGTCGTGGTCGAAGATGCGACCGTGTACTTTAGACGCGCACTATACGCATTCCCTGAGTCGGAAACTATAGTATCCGTGCAGGTTATAGCTCCAGATATGGCAATAGCCTCACTGGCACCCTGCACGGCTATGGTACTGGTTACCAATGTGGTCTCGTCGTCATTACTGACTAAAGTCCCAGACGGCCCTAGAATAACCTGGTTCGGCGTCCCTGGGACGTGCGAATGGTTGCCGGCTGCGGCCTTCACCGAGGTTGTGCCGAGCGTCCTGAGACTCGCGGTGCCAGCAGACGCATCGGCCGCCGTCAGATTCACGACACTCGACCCGTACCAGAGGAGGTCGTTTCCATTCCTTTGTAGTTCGCCCGCCGCGTCAGGATTGGCACTCTGGTCGGCGAATGTGAGCGTCACAAGAGCCGCAAGGGTCAAGGCGGACATGGACGATGCGCCCTGGCCTGCCGCCCCTGTATGGGTATGTGCGCCGAGGACAGTGAGGTTATCCCTCACGTCGACGTTCAACATCGCCGCCGTCACGATGTCGTCGGAGATGCCAGTCCAGTCCCGCGGAGTCGTCCAAGCCATGCGTACCTCCTACTGTGCCGGGAACCTGAACGGGAACTCGTATGCGAAGCCCTTGCTGACGATTCGCGACAGCCAGATGAGTCGAGGCGGTGGCTGCCGCCTCGCCTGTCGGATCATCGGTCGTGCTGTTACCGTCGTCATACCCATTAGTGAGAATGGTTCCCGGCTGCCGCCTGAGTTGACCCCGTGCCGAGAGTCCGCAGGGTCGCAACCCCTGCCGCTCCGTCGGCATACAGGCCGACCAGCGCGGCCCCGTAGTAAACAAGATTATTTCCGTTGCGCTGGAGGCGTCCCGCCGTCCCTGGGTTACCGCTCTGGTCTGCCAGTACCGGCACCGCGAGGGCCGTCAGAGACACGCCTGAGAGCGTAGCAGAGCCGTTCCCCACCGCACCGCTATGAGCGTGGGCTGATAGGACGTCCTCGTTCGCCTTGATTTGGGCGTTTAAATCACTCGCAGAGACCATCGTACTCGTCCAGCTTTTAGGCGTTGTCCAGGCCATCGTCTACCTCTGTCTCCGTAATTCCCCCTAAAGTCCCCTCGGATATGCTAGAACGCCGGAACCGTTGAGGTGCCGAGGACGCCGACGCCCAGCACCCAGAACTGGCTATAACCACCAGAGGCGGGCGATAGCTGCCATACGGTCGTATGCTCCAGCCCACCCTCTGAAACCTGATGCCTCTCGGACTCGATGAAAAAATCCTCGTTGATGCCGAGCTTCGTATCATTCGTAGCAGTGACCGTGATCCGGTCGGAGAGGTCACGATTCAGGGCATGGCTGATATTACCAGGTGCCGAGGCAGGGATGGTCATTTTGAGGATATTCGTCGGCGACCCGTAGATGGCCGCCTGATAATCGCACCAGTCCTGTGCCTCAGAGGTCGTCGGAATGAACTTGGTCTTGGCGACGTACTTCCGCTCTCCGTAGATGCCCTGCGAGGTCGTGTCGATAGCCCTAACGATGCACGGGTTTTTCGTACTCACCGCCGTCCCTCGCGCCTGGAGTTTGGTCACGTACCCGCTCGACCCGGTCGCCGAGTTAGTTAACGTGATCGCCATCCGCTCAGCCGTCTTGGTCTGGGTGACGGTTATGTCGGAGGTCAGGTTTGTCCCACTACCGTCGGACGCAGCGTTGAGGAGGAAATCGGTCGTTGCCGCCGGAGTCGTCCAGGCGTTTACTTCCATCGCGTTGTTAGCCGCGTCAGGGTTTGGGAAGAGAGCCTCAAACGTCTTCGCCTCGCCTGGGGCCAGGGTGGGCGATGCCGAACCGGTTTCTGGATGCGTCCAGAGTACGGCGACTGAGGCCGTATCAAAAGTGCGGGCCGAGGCTTCGACGTGGTTGATAATCGTGCCGAGCGGGTCGTCCTGGTCAACCTGGGTAAACGTATGCGCGGCCCCGTCGGCATCGGAGAACGTAACCTGGGACGTCGTAGAGGCTGTCTGGGTTATCCGGTGGTGTCGATTCTCGAATGCAATCTGACCCGACTTGCTCTCCTTGAGAAATCCCGCCTCAGCCTCCTCGACCAGCCGGAGCGCGTCAATGGTCTTCTTGCCCGATATCCAAAACCGGCTGATCGTGGTCTTGCCGGTATCGAGGTCTCGGTCATCGGAAGAAGTCCAGCCCACGTCGTCGAGGATGTCCCCGATAGCCTGGTCGGTGCGCCGGTT